CCACTCTTTAATCTAACATCTGGTGTAAATAACCTTTATTTTGATGGTGTCGATGATTATCTACAATTCATCAACACAGCTACCACTTTATCTATTGCAGATGGTCTAACCACAGCAGTAGGTATGGCCTTTCATGATTCCAATTCCTTCAAGTCGTTGATGTACTTCAATACTAATGAAGTAATTTATGGTTTCGACTGGTATAATGGTAAAGTTACAGCTAGATTGTCAGATAAAAACATACAATCTTCAAATAGTATTAACTATCCTAGTTATAATGTGGCTCTTTTCTCTGGAAAACCAAGTACCAATCCTCTTTCTGTGGTTCTAAATGACACCACAACAACAGACTTTGGTACTCCAGCAAGCGGTTCACTAACCTTCAATAGTCAGTATGTTCCTTTTGCCAATTCAGATGGTTATACTATGAGACTATCTCAGTTTATTATGATTGATCGACTATTGACTACAACCGAGAAGGCCAATTTGACAGCTTTTATTAAATCAAAGTCAGGACTCTAATATGCCTACCTACACATACACGGTAACTCGTGATGATATTATCAAAAGAGCTTTACGCCTGATTGGTGTTGTGGCTCAGGGCGAGACTCCCACAGCTACACAAGTAACAGAGGCCAGTGTTGCCCTTAATGGTCTGGTCCTTGCTTGGCAATCTGACGGTATGCCACTATGGGCAATTAAAACATACTCCCTGCCTTTGGTTGCTGGTCAATATGAATATGAGATGGGTGCTACCAGCACAGATGTTGTTATCCCGAAACCACTAAAAGTCTTGCAAGCTTGGTATCATAATAGCACATCTAATGTTGATGTTCCCATGCGGATTGTCACAGAACAACAATACAACATGCTGGGTAACAAAGCTGCTGTTGGTCTTCCTATTCAACTCTGGTATAAACCAGAAGTTAACACAGGTACAATGACTATCTATCAAGTACCTGATGCCTACGCCGAAGCCAACATCACAATCAACTTTGTATATCAGGCTCCATTCTCTACATTCAATGCTTCTACAGATGTACCTGACTTTCCACAAGAATGGTATGATGCTGTTACTTATGGTCTAGCCTCAAGGCTTGCTCCTGAGTATGGTGTTCCTAGTGATGACAGGAAGTTCCTGCTACAAGAGATGATGGAAATCCGCCAGACTGCTCTGAACTTCGGTACTGAAGAGGGCTCACTGTATTTTCAACCTGAAAGGTATGGGTGGTAACTATGGCTTATGTAGATCCGTTTGAGTCACAAGGATATTACGGAGCACAGGGGTTTATCCCAAATCAAAACAATGGGGATTGGCTCTGGCAAGCCGGAGCTCCTACTTGGGCTAGATTACTTGGTCCTGAGTGGATAACCCCAGGTGAACCTGCTTCCAGTGATCCTAGTAGTCTAGAGGATCTATTCTTGATGGGTAGTGATACCGATGCAACAAAGGCAAGGGCTGTGGAATCTTCTGGAATTGGGGCTGATTTTACTCCAACAGCACCCATAGCTACTTTGATGGGATCTGACAATGACTTTATTGGTGATCCAAACAAAGCTCCAGAACAAACACAGATTTTATTGGATGATGACAAAGCTCTTGGTGGATACTTCAAAGGTGGCGGCTCTTGGATAAACACCAAGAATCCTAATCAGAAGATTGAATACTCCCCACAAGGTGGCTATCGCCAATACGAAGACAAAACTAAGTTGGCTGGGCAGATCACCAAAGGTGTTGTAATGGCCGCACTAGCCGCCGGTTTTGGTGGTGCCGGAGCTGCGGCTGGTGGCATGGCCGGACTTGGTTCTGTTGGTACTGGTGCTATGGCCGGTGGTGCTGCTGCCCTACCTGGGGCTATGGCAAGTGGTTTTAACACAGGTGACTGGGGTAATGCTGCTACTGGTATTGGCCTTGGTGCTCTTAGTGGTGGTGTTGGTTCTTATGCCAGTACCCCTCTGCAAAAGAGTTTATTGGGTGCTGCTGTTAATACCGCCGGTAGGGCAGCAACAGGTCAGCAAATAAATGCCCAGGATACCCTCGCCACGCTCGCTGGTAGCCTCGGCGGGCAGTACCTAGGGGGGTATGCACAGGACGCTGCTGGAGGCGGTATGCTAGGCGAAATCGCCAAGGGTGCTACCACTGGTTTGTCTAGTTCAACTATCAAAGCACTTCTGTCAGGCAAGACACCAGAACAACAGCGTATGATCATGGCTCTGATTAGTGGTGCGGGTGGTGGTGCTGTGAAGGGACTTAGGATTTAATATGGCAACAAAAGAAACCAAAATAATTAAACGTGTCCCTCTATATGATGGATACAACAACAGAGGAACAGATCCACTAAAGGATGTTAGAATTGTCAATGCTTTTCCAGAGAACTATGAGTCACCAAATGGCAAAGAAGTTTATCTAGTAAAACGTCCTGGTCTTGTTGAGTTCTCTAATGTAGTTGATCCAGGTGCTGAGGGTCGTGGATTGATTTGGTTCTATAGCCACTTCTACACCATCATCGGTAACAAGGTTTATCAAGTCTCTGCGGATGGTGTAACAAAGGTTTTGAAGATCACCCTGACAACTAGCACAGGTCTCTGTGGTATGATTGTAGGCAACTCCTCCTCTCTAGGTGACTACATCTTTATTGTTGATGGTGTTGAGGGTTGGATCATTGAGTCAGATGGCACAGCCACAGAAATTACTGATGTTAACTTCCCCACTCCGCATGTACCTACTCCAACATTCATTGACGGGTACATACTCCTAGCTAAATACAGTGATGTATATAACTGTCAGGTTGATGATCCTTTCGTTTGGCCTCCTGAGCAGTACATCCCTGCTGAAATGTTCCCTGATCCTGTCATTGCTCTAGCTAGACAGAATAACCAAGTTGTTTGTTTCGGATCAGAATCAACAGAGTTCTTCTTCGATAATGCCAATGCAGCCGGTTCTCCACTAAGTCGAAACACTGCCGTTGCTGTGCAGATTGGATGTGTGGCACCCCATGCGCTTTACCAGAATGAGCAGTTCTGTATCTTTATTGGACAATCTGTATCAGGTGGTCGCGCAGTGTGGAAACTGGATGGCTACACGCCAAAGAAGGTTTCAACAGAATATATTGATCGTTTGATTGATGCTGAGTCTCAACTAACTAATGTCTCTGGTTATGGTTTCCGAACTATGGGTCATCTGTTCTTTGTGTTCACTCTGCCACAACAAGACAGGACTCTTGTGTATGATGTGGATGAACAGCTCTGGCACGAATGGGCCTCTGTCCTTAACCATCCTGACAATGTTATTCCTATTGGTACTACTCCTATATACCACCATGCGTTTGACTATACATATGCAGCCGATGCTGGGGTTGGCAAGATCTTCCTGCTCTCTGCCACCACTGGTGATATTTATGTACTAGACCCTGATGTATATCTGGATGAGGCATCAACGATTGTTGTTGAACTTCGGACAGACAAACTAGACTTCGATATATATAAACGAAAGTTTGTGTCTAACCTGAAGGTTATTGGTGACAGGTATGAGACTGAGAATCGTATATCACTATCTTGGTCTGATGATGATTACAAAACATGGTCTACTGAACATATTGTAGAACTAACAGATGACTTCCCATACTTAGGCCGGTTAGGCGCATTCCGTAGACGCGCTTGGCGTGTTATCCACGTTGATCCACAACCACTGCGCTTGGCAGGACTTGAACTTCTAATCGCTGCAGGAATTTCATAATGGCTGTTAAATTACCACCACCTCCTATCTTTGATGATCCAAATGGCTTTGGATGGCAAGACTGGCAGAGACAGGTACAAGCTCAGGTAAAAAATACAAGTGAGGCCTTGCCTTGGTCTAGTATAGACTTCACAGGATCAAACCTAACTGACATCCTGACAAAAGAACACAATGCTCTTCAATCCACACAAGGTGGAACTGCTGGTGAGAAGTATCACCAAACAGCAGCATTTAATACAAACATATCTACATATGTGTCAGGTGGTACTCCTTGGTATGGTTGGGAAGATATGCTATCTGACATAGCAAA